TCCCAGTCGGTGTCGCCGGACAGGACGTACCCCGTGGTGGGATGCGCCGTGACATGCGACGTCTGACCGGTCGTCATCGCGGGCTGTGCACCCGGCGTCTTGTTGACACCGTTGATCTTCCACTGCACGCCCGTGACGGTCGGCAGGGTGACGACGTGCGTACCGGCGTTGTACGTCGGCTGGTTCGCTGCCGTTCCCAGGTCGGCCACAGTGACCGAACCCTCGAACATGGCGACGACCTCATCCGGCGACGGGAGCCGCGGATCCGCCGACGTCCCGTAGAGCGTGTCCAGGAGCGTGGCGAGAGCCGTCGGACTGACCTTCGTCGAGTCGACCGTGATCACCGAGGTCGGCTTGAGGTCCGGATCGGTGAAGCCGACCGGAATGCTCGAGACGTCCCAGCTGAACGAGATCGCTTCGGGTGAGTCGTTCACCGACGCGTAGGCCTTCTCAGACGGTGCCGCTGTGAGGCCGTAGACCAGATGGATCTTGTAGCCGAAGTCGTTTCCTTCGACCGCGTTGCCCAGAATCGTTCGGTAAGACAACCCGAACGTCTTCCGGCTCTGCTGACCGACACGCACGCCTGGTGTGGGCTCGGCGGTTCCGTCCGCCAAACCGAACTCGTCCGGGTACGTGTAAGCCTCGATGGTGCCGCCGAACGTCTCGGCGGAGATCAGGTTCAGGTACTTGATGTTGTCTGCGTACGTCGGAGTCGCCTCGGCTCCGGCTGGAGTTTCGGTCACCGTCTCCAGACCGTTCCATGCGACACCCGGCGCGTATTCCCCGGTGTCAGCCAGGGGGTAGTAGACGCCGTGATCCACGCCTGTCTCGTACAGACGATCGGCGACCGCGTCCCAGGTAAGAGCAGCCATCGATTTCCTTTCCCTCAGAAGAACACGTTGTAGACATCATGGTGAAGTTCGTCCGCGGCGTAGTAGCGATTGAACAGAGTCATGGGAAGAGCTGCGACCTTATCCGGGATGACGCTATCCGGATCTCGGTCGATCGCTGTCACCATGTACCTCTTTGTATTCGCATACGGAATATCGTCCGCGAATTTGGTGTCTGCGAAATCTCGCTTATAGACGATGCACGGGTATACCAGCAGGATGTTCGAAGGCGGCTGGAAGTACACGTGATCGACGATGGTCTCGAGGAGAGCCTGTAGATCAAGCCTTTGGCCCATTGTACACCTCTCCCAATCGAAACAGTAGGCGGGGGCGTTGAACCTCGACGGATGGGACCGTCCAGTAAACCCCCGCCCACACGACGTAACGAATGGCGAAGAAATGCTGCATGGCGTACGCATCGGCCACGATGCTGATCGAATTTTGGACATCGAGATCCGGGTTAACGCTGGGTCCTTCTTGGAGACGGCGAATGTTTTGGAGAATGTCCCCGTAGTACTCGCGCTCAACAATGCCTTCGACCCATACACCCGGAGCAGACTCAGTAGGTCCTATTGCGTAACCAACGCGACCAAAAAATCTTGCCATTTTGGACCTACCTTATGACTCGTTCTCGAACGACCACTCGTCGTGCACGTTGTCGGCGAAGTAGTACGAGCCCGAGGACGGGACGGACTTGACATTCAGCGTGGCTCCAGGAGCAACCGACTGAGTGCCCGTGATGGTCGCGTCCGTGTCCGCGTTCTTGTACGTCACGCCGGTGACGGTCGGGATGGTGACGGTCGAGCCATCGAACGTCGGCTCGGTCGGCGTGGCCAGCGTCCCGCCCGTTGCCGCACGCTTGAGAACCAGCGCGGAGCGGATCTTGGTGAGCGCGCCGGAGAGACGCGTCTCGTACAGGTACTTGTACTGGTTGTAGTCGATGTCGAACTGGTCGAAGAAGTTGACCTCTCCGCCCTGATCCGTGCCCACGGAGTAGTCGCTGAGGTTCACGACGATTCCGATGAGATCGGCTACGCTCTCCATCGCCTCGACCGTGACGATGTTCGAAACGCCCAGCTCGGACGCGAGCTCGGCCGGAGTCCGCCAAACGCGATGCCCGAAGGAATCCCGCTTGAGCATGAACTTCGTGAGCTGCACCTGAGTGGTGTACAGCGTCGGTGCGCCCGAGCCCTTGTAGAGCGGGAGCTCGGCGACGATCCCGTCGACCGTCTCGATCGGATCTGCCGAGTCGTCGACCGTGATGGTCGCGGCGTACAGATCGTCGTCGTTCAGGATCGAGCGGATTCCCTCGCCCTCGGTGGATCCGGCCGGATCCTTGACCTTGTCCTCGTCGTCGGCGGCGCGGCCGTCACCGATGAGGATCGCGCGGGCGATTTCCTCGTCGAGCATCATCCGCATCTCGGCCTTGAGCCACGCGACCACGTCGTAGTCGGTGATGTCGATGATGTCGTCGCGGTCCAGCTTCTGCTTCTTGTACACGGTGGCCGGAGTCGTCTTCCGCGCCTGGACCTTGAAGAACTCTTCCTTCTTCAGGTTCCCCTTGATGTAACCCTTGGCCCGGGCCTCCTCGTGCGTGAGGTCCGCGGAGCGGGTCCGGATCCGTGCGAACGGCTGCTTCTTGGTGGCGCTGAGAACGCCCGAGACCCACTCGACGCGCCTGGTGTCGAGATCGGGAGTTCCGCCGACGGTGCGCGCCTCCGGGAAGAGGACCTCGATGTCCTCGATCCCGTGCTTGATGACGTAGTTCTCGTAGGCCTTCCGCAGAGAGCCCTGGCTCTTGGCGTCCTCGACGATCCCGCGAAGGGCATCGTGCGTGAGAACGTGCTTCTCGACCTCCTCTTTCTTGCCGTCTCCGTGTGTCTCGAAGACGTTGCGAGAATCCGGCATGTTCCGCCCTTCCTTTTCTTGATCTTCGTGGACAACTACTTCCTTCTTCTCGGTGAGAGCCTCCTTCACCTTCTCGTCCACGAGCTTGGCCACGTCGTCCCGCGACACCGAGTCGTCCTCGGCCTTCGTCTCCTGTGAGACGTCCTTGTCGTCGCCGTTCTCCTCGGAATCCGAGAGGGATTCGTCGGAATGGGCCAGTGCCAATCCCGTGTAGATGATGGCCTCGTTCTCGAGCTCGACGACCTCTCCATCTGAGTGCTGAATCTGAATGGGATCGATGAGGGCGCCGGGGTTGGACCCGCCAAGAACCAAACTGACTTCCTTGATGGCTCCGTGAAGAACCTGCTTGGATCGCTCGATCAGCTCGTTTGCCCAAATGGACAACGCCGTGATGTCCTTGTGGATGACCGCGGCTTTCGCGGACTTGGCCCTGGGCGTGTCGTTGAAGAACGCGTCGCAACGAACCCCGTCGTCGACGTGTGTCAACTTCACATGACCCAGAACGTTCTCTGGGTTGTCGTGCTTGTGCGACCAAACCAGGGGGACGGTCGTCCCGTCCTGATGTTCGAACGCACCTTTCACGATCGTTCGACCGTCCTTGCACTTCAAACCGACTTTCGTGGCCCAGCCGCTGAAGTCGGGCTTAGCCGTTTCTCCCATTTTGACCGTTCCTTCCTGAGTCTTGGGTCACCGGAACTTGGTCGCGGGTTTGCGACAACAGGTCCCTTACGCCCGGTGTCTCGAGTGTCGCTCCTCTTGGGACCGCTCCTCTGAGATCCGAAGGCATGTTGCTGTTCTGAAGCTTGTCCGCATTCGGATCAGAGTGAGGCTTAAACCCAACGATTTGACGGACCTCATTCGAAGTCAAGATTTCGTTCCTAGTGAACTTATCGCCGATTTCCGCGATGTCCGAGAGCGGCACAAGCCGGAACGGGTTTAGGAAGAACATGATCGACTGCTTCTGTGTTCGGGCCGTTTTGGTCAAGAAAGTGCGCGACATGGCCTCGGTGATCGCCGTCAGGATCGGCTCGATCGTGCGGTCCTGATAATTCAGCATCGTCTTTTCGTCAGCCGTGCCTTTCATGATCTCGTCGGTGAGACCAAGCTGGCTATAGAGCAGCTCGACTAGGTACTCGACCTGACTCATGAGGTTGTTCTCGGCTGGACGATTCAACTGCGTGACTTTCTCGGTCCCGTCGATGTAGGCGATTCCGTACTTGCTGCCTGCAAGCTGGAACTCGATGTCCTGGCGACGCTGCATCGCCTGTTGCCGCTTCGACTCCGACTTGACGACGTATGGCAACTGGAGGAGAAGATCCAGCTTCCCGCCTGCCACCTTGTCGTCGAGAACATCCATCAATCCGAGCTTTCGGAGAAGTCGCTGGAGAGTCGAGTTCGGTTCGTTCATGATCGAATACAACGGGTTCTCGACGATCGCCACCATCGACTTCGGGAGAGTGATCTCTTGACGAGTTGCCGTATCGACGTTGTATAGGTTGACTCGAACGTGTCGCGGAAACCACTGAACGATGTTCGCGACTCGAAGAGTCTGGATGTCGTAGCCTCCCGTATCCGACGGATTGAGATCCGTGTCCACGGGAACGATTGCCGCGCATCCGTAGTCGAAAAGCGTTAGCGCGATGTCTTGACGAAATGCCCGAGCTCCTTGGTCGAGATTGGCCTCAACGGTCAAGCAGTTGTTGAGACCGCTTTCCATGTCTTCCTTGTACCGATTCTCGTCGTCGAGTCGAACATGACGAACGTCCGGTTTGGCCACGTCGATACTGAGCCTCGTGTAGATCGAGGAGATGATCGAGCGCTCGTTCGGGATACGAAGCCTCACGCGGTCGGGCGCGTACGCGTAGCTCGGGCCGAGGTAATCGGTAAAAGGCGACGGCTGGGGGTTAAGCGGCCACGGAGAGTTTCGCCTTCTCTCCGCTTCCTGGTTCGTAAACACGTTGAAGGCGTGCTGCAACGCGTCCCCAATTCTTGACACGTCTCACCCCCTCACTGAATTTCTCATTACTCGAACGCCTCCTTGTTGGCTTTGTACGCGACCCATGAGTCCAGTAGAGCGGCCACGTTATCGATCTTCTCGTCTTGTCTCTTCTTCAGGAGCTTGCGATTCCCGTTCGTGTCCTCCAACGTGATCGCATTCCCCATCGCGAACGACATGAGAGCTTGATCGAATATGAGCGCGCGTTCGCCACTCAAGATTTTGATCTCACCCAGTGGGACGGACTCGGTTTTCGCTCCTTGCAGGACTTTCACAATTCCGAAAGGTCCGTTCTCGGTTTCCCATCGCTTGATGAACTCCTTCGCGTTGTACGGATCGTATCCGAGAGAGCGAACGTCGTACTGAGTCGTCTCGATGAATCGTTCCAGATCGTCGTACACCTCGGTGTCGATGTCGAGAATGTTCCCCGGCATGACGTGAAGACTTCCTTCGTCGATGAAGTCCTGATACTTCTTGCGCATGGCGCCCGGAAGCTTCATCAACGTGAGTTCGGTGATGTAACTGCGAGTCTTGACTCCGAACTTGTCCCGACCCAACGGGAAGAGGAACGTAAAGGCGCAGAAGTCGTCGCCCTGTGACAGGTCGGCTCCAAGTGAGCACGGCATCTGCCAGAACTCTCTTGGACGATGAACCAACGTCTCTTCGTACGTGAAGAAGTACGTGTAGCCCTCCATCGGAATCCCGAAGCGCTTAGCGAGAATGTCGTTGCGCGAGGCTGGAGCTTTCTCAGCGCGTTCGACGTCGAGT